TAAGTATATTGATTATGAGTTACAATTCAACAAAGCCTTCCTTGAACCTGTAAAGGTCATTCTTGATTCCATTGGATGGAATGTTGAGAAAGTTGCAAACCTAGAGTTATTTTTTAGTTAATGGATTTCCTTAAAGAGATTGTAAAAGAGATTGGAGATGAGTACACCCAACTGGCAGCCGACATCGACGAAACCGAAACTTACGTGGACACGGGTTCGTACATCTTTAACGGACTTTGTTCAGGTAGTATATTTGGTGGCGTATCTGGGAATAAGATTACTGCCATTGCTGGGGAGTCTTCTACTGGAAAGACTTTCTTTAGCCTGGCAGTCGTCAAGAATTTCCTTGATTCTAACCCTGGTGGTTATTGTCTATATTTTGACACTGAAGCCGCTGTTAACAAGTCTCTTCTCACAAGTAGGGGGATTGACCTAGACCGTTTCGTTGTAGTCAATGTAGTTACTGTCGAACAGTTTAGACAGAAGGCACTACAAGCTGTTGATATCTACCTCAAAACACCAGAGGAAGATAGGAAACCTTGTATGTTTGTATTAGACTCTCTGGGTATGTTATCTACAGAGAAAGAGATTCGTGATGCTCTTGATGACAAACAGGTTCGGGACATGACCAAATCACAGTTGGTCAAAGGAGCCTTTAGAATGTTAACCCTGAAGTTGGGACAGGCTAAAATCCCAATGATTGTTACTAACCACACCTACGATGTTATCGGATCTTATGTCCCGACTAAGGAAATGGGAGGCGGCAGTGGCCTCAAGTATGCCGCCTCTACGATCATTTATCTCACAAAGAAAAAGGAAAAGGATGGAACGGCTGTTATCGGAAACCTTATCAAAGCTAAAACAGCAAAGTCAAGACTTAGTAAAGAAAATAAAGACGTAACAGTTCGTCTCTACTATGATGAGAGAGGTTTGGACAAATACTATGGTCTTCTAGAGTTAGGAGAAGCTGGTGGTATGTGGAAGAATGTGGCTGGTCGTTATGAGATGGATGGTAAAAAAATATATGCAAAAGAGATTCTTAAGAATCCAGACAAATACTTTACACAGGAAGTTTTAGAACAGTTAGATGAAATCGCGAAAGAACAATTCTCCTATGGTTCAAGTATTTGACCATGTTCTCCCTGAGGACTTGTGTCACAATCTCATAGATCTATTTGAAGATTCTGAGAAGAACCACGAATACTTTAATGATGATTACAAACCCTGTTTTACACAACTGAACCTCAATCAACACAACCCAGAACTGGTAAAGGTTCTGGTTGGATTTGTTCAGAAAGCATACGGAATGTATTCAGTTGAGGTTAGAAGAAAACATCTACCAAGATTGAAATCTCTTGAGCAGTTTAGACTCAAGAGATATCTTCCTGGTGGAGAAGAACGATTTGATGAACATGTGGATGTGGGTGACCACGAATCTGCAAGGAGATGTCTTGCCTTCTTATTTTATCTAAACGGTAGTGACGGAGAAACATACTTTCCTGAACATGACGTGACAATCCACCCAAAGTGTGGTAAAGTATTAGTGTTCCCTCCAACATGGGAATACCCACACGCTGGGTTGCCACCAACAAATACAAAGTATATTTTGAGTACATACATTCATTATGAATAAGGTTGAGTTTCTAATCCTAAGAAGTCTTCTTCACAATGAAGAATATTTGCGTAAGGCTTTACCATTCCTCAAAGATGAATACTTTGAGGACGAGGATCAGAAAGTTGTATACCAAGAGATTCTCAGTTTTACAACTGAGTATAATGAACTTCCTACAAAAGAGGTTCTTTCTATTGAGGTTGAGAAACGAAAGGATATCAATGAGGATCAGTTCAAGAAAATTGCTCATCTGATTTCACATCTAGATGATGAACCAGCAGAGTTTGATTGGTTGTTAAACACTACTGAAAAGTGGTGTCGTGAACGTGCTATCTACTTGGCACTGGTTGAGTCTATTGGTATCGCAGATGGTCAGAGTAAAGATAAGACTCCAGATGCAATTCCTTCTATCTTATCTGATGCTCTAGCTGTTAGTTTTGATAATCATGTTGGACACGATTACCTAGAAGATTATCTAGAACGATATGAAGCCTATAACAGAAAGGAGAATAGGATACCATTTGATCTAGAATACTTTAACAAGATTACAAAAGGTGGTCTTCCTAACAAGACACTGAATATTGCTCTGGCTGGCACAGGTGTTGGTAAGTCTTTGTTTATGTGTCATATGGCTGCCTCTGTTCTTCTTCAGAACAAGAATGTTTTATACATTACTATGGAGATGGCTGAAGAGAAGATTGCAGAACGTATTGACGCTAACCTTTTGAATGTGAATATCCAAGAGGTGGCAGAACTTCCTAAACAGATGTTTGAAACCAAGGTAAATAATCTAGCAAAGAAGACTCAGGGAACCCTGATCATCAAAGAATATCCCACAGCATCGGCACACAGTGGACACTTTACATCCCTTCTTAATGAGCTTGCACTTAAGAAGTCATTTAGACCTGATATTATTTTCATTGATTACCTTAATATTTGTGCTTCCAGCAGGTATCGCGGAGGTAGCAATGTCAATTCATATACGGTTATTAAGTCTATTGCTGAAGAGCTTAGAGGACTCGCTGTCGAAGCGAACGTACCTATCGTATCTGCCACCCAGACCACTCGTTCTGGTTATGGTAGCAGTGACGTTGAGCTTACTGATACTAGTGAGTCCTTTGGTCTCCCTGCTACTGCTGATCTTATGTTTGCCCTTATTTCAACTGAAGAACTCGAATCCTTGGGACAGATATTGGTGAAACAGTTGAAGAACAGATACAATGACGCTAATGTGTATAAGAGATTTGTGATTGGTATTGACAGAGCCAAGATGAGGTTGTATGATTGTGAGCAGTCAGCTCAGGACGATCTCCTTGAAAGTAAAACCGAAGAGGAGTATAATTATGAGGACAAACCTAAGAAATCATTTGAGGGATTTAAGTTTTGAACGGTTACTATTCAGTGTTTAATCCCAGAGGTGAAAAGATTGCCGATTGTGGTAGTCAAAGAGATGCCGTTAATCTTATTGGTATGAGGAATGCACGATGGGACGGACATTACTATATGTTCAATCCCCTCCCTGGTGATATAATTGATGTTAGTTCTGACAAACAACTTCCTACCCGAGACATCGTAGTTAATATGGATGGTGGAGTAGGTGGTTCTTGGAAAGAAGTTTCCGAGGAAGAATATGTTCACATCAATGACGATCCTCATGATGGATGGTGGTTGAGACCCGAACATCAAGACTGGAATCTCCCTGAACTCCCTGAAAATCAACAACAACCTTTAGACTTATGACTGTAGACACACAACGATACCTTGAATTTGTAGATGGCGTTACCTCGGAACAAAGTAAAGATTACGAAGCTTTTGTATATCGTATCCAAGAACTTGAAGGACAGGAATTTCCTACCGAGCGATTGCTTACTGCTGCTGTAGGTATGTCAGCAGAGGCAGGTGAGTTTACTGAGATTGTCAAGAAGATTGTATTCCAAGGTAAACCTGTCAATGAAGAGAACTTGTTTCATATGAAACGAGAACTTGGTGATATTATGTGGTATGTGGCTCAAGCCTGTATGGGGTTAAATACCTCGATCGATGAGATCATTGAGATGAATGTAGAGAAACTTGAGAAACGATACCCTGGTGGATCGTTTGATGTTCACTACTCTGAAAACCGTAAACAAGGAGACCTCTGATGGATGGTGCAGTTCATGCATGGAATACCATGAGTTATGGAGAAGGATTTCTCTTCTCCGTTTGGTTACTGGGGATGTATTTTATTAAACTAAAAATGGATCAGAGGTTTGGGCGATGAATCTTGAAATGAGTAGACGTGATGGAATTGTTCTACGTCATCATCTTTTCTTGTATACAAAAGACCATCCTGGTTTCTTCTCTGATGAAGGTATTCTAAAGATCAGAGAGATTTCACAACAACTAGATAAACAAATTGGTAAGGAGGAAAACCTATGATTAAGATTGAAATGGATGTTAGAGCTGCAGCCGCAGTAAGAGCATCACTCTTTCGTGATACAAAAGAGTATACATATGATCCAACCTGTTGTCCTCAACGAGTTGTTGATCTTCGTAACGTAATTTTAGATTTGGACACACAAATCGAAACAGAGATCCAAAAAGTAATTGAAGCACAAACTGAGGAGGAATCAAATGAAACTACTGACGCTCGAAGATTATCAAAAGGCTGGAGAAGAGTTTTGGCCTAAGTATTGGTATGTCTCTAAAGAACTTGGAGAGGGAGCTAAGGTTGAGGACATTCTAAAAGTTATGGAATCTCTTGGTGCTGTTGCTTTAAAAATTAAAGTAGAAGACAAACTCTCTGGACCATTTGGATTTAACAAAAAGAAAGATGACGAATCAACGGAAGAATGAAACCCTAGTTGATGAAGCGTTCTATGTCTGGGAAACTAGATATGGACTGTGGTCAACAGAAACAAAAGAAGGTCGTGGTATGATGACTGGAGCTACTAGAGATGCTGTTGTTGTAATGACACGGTGGCATCTCAAGTGTGAACAAGATGGAACTCTTGAACAATACACAAGAGTTGTAGGTAGTTCTGTGGTTGATGGGAAGTTGTAATGGACCAGATATTCAGACTGTTGTCTATGTTTATTGTGTTGTTCAATATCTGTAATCAGAGTGACTTCAATAGACAACAGTGTATGAAAGACTGGGATGTGTGGTTGTATCCCGAACTTGTAAAAGGATGGGATATATACACAGAAAAAGAAAAACCCTATCAAAGAGAGAAGGAAATATTAGAAGACATAAATAACTAATAATAGATTTGTTGCTAGAACCATGCAAGATATGAGAGATCTGTATAAGGCATATTCTGCCGTACATGATACTACTATTAAGGAAGAACTAGATAACTCAAAAGATCAGATTTCTGCAATGAACTTGGGTCAATTGACCGAAGGTGATTTGCTTGAAGTTTGTGAAGAGATTGTAGAAGGTTTGTTCCAGTATGGTTGTGACCTAAACACTGTACATGAAGTTGTTGGTTCTGTTATGGAATCGACTGTAGAAGGTGAACTTCCTGCATATAGACAAGAGAAGATTGTTCGTATCTCTGAAGCATTTGATAAGACATTTGAAAAGGTAGCTAGTAGAGCTGAGAGAAACTGTGAAGAAGAGTTCCTCAAGTATCGCACTAATAAGCCTCTGAATGAGAAGTGGCAAAATAAGTTGAATAATGAAGTTGGTAACGAGAAACTTCATGCAGCTTTGATTCACGAAGATAGAGAAACCATCAAGGGTGGTTTGATTGAGATGATCTCCAAGGTCATTGAAGAAAAGAAAGATTCTTCTTATCTTGAGACAGATATGAAGAAGAGAGAGAAGAATAACGAGAAAGCTCGTAAGGACATGGAGAAGATGGGTTCTATGAAGAATCCAGCCTTTGAAGAAGTATCAACTCTGAGAAAGGGTTGGACTGAAGCTTATGGTAATGTATATGAGAAGAAGATGGATCCTGTAGGTCAGGAAGATGGTGACATCGATAATGACGGTGACAAGGATTCTTCTGATAAGTATCTTGCCAAGAGACGTAAGGCTATCGCTAAGTCCATGAAAGAAGGTAAGATGTCTGATGAAGATGTCAAGAAGCGTGTTGGATACACTTCTGATGAAACTCGCCAGAAGAGACTTGACAAAATCAAAGTCAAGTTTATGAAGAAAGAAGATTCCTT